TGGGTACCGATGAAGGCTCCGCAGAAATCCTTAATGAATTGGGGAAAGCAGAAGTGGCGCACTAAGTCTGGAAAGAAGTCTAGTGAAACTGGTGAACGGTATTTACCTAGTAAAGCTATTGCTGCTCTTAGTGATGCTGAATATGCAGCCACAACCAGAGCTAAACGAAAGGGTAAGGCTTCGGGCAAACAGTTTGTAGCCCAACCCAAAGAAATTGCTAAGAAAGTAAGGAGATATAGAACATAATGGCATGGTATATTAGAAACACTGGGGAGTTGTGGACAGGTCCAACTCATACTCTTCATGGCTTTACTTGGACTGAAGCAACTCACATGAGTTATTCCGCAAAGCTTGAGGAAGGTGAAGAGCCAGTAAAGGCTAGAACAGATAAGGGAACATTTAAAGCTGATGACCCTTCTACGCCTAACATCGATGAATCAAAGAAAAGGAAAGCAAAGAAGTGAGCTTTGTAAATACTTTGAAACAGGAAGATTTACGTCTTCTTCGCAACATAGTTCGTAAAGAACACTTTAAATTTTTTGCTAAAAAACACGGCAAAAGCTTTGTGACTAACTATATGGTCGATAATATTATTGACAACATTGGTCCTGAAGTTGCTGAAAATATGATTAAGCTTGGCGTTGATAAGGGATTAAGGTGATTAATTTTAAGTACAAGCCTGATGGCGATGTGCTAAAGTCTTTTATGAAAGACCATACTTTCTTTCGTGGCATTAGAGGTCCAGTTGGTTCTGGCAAATCTGTTGGTTGTTGTGTCGAGGTTTTTCGCAGAGCCTTAGAACAAAAGAAAGGCCCTGATGGTATTCGTAAAAGTAGATGGGCTATCATTCGAAATACCAACCCACAACTTCGAACAACAACTATTAAGACTTGGCTCGATTGGTTTCCAGAAGCTGATTGGGGTAGGTTTCATTGGTCTGTTCCTTATACTCATCATATTAAAAAGGGGGAGATTGACCTTGAGATTATCTTCTTAGCTTTGGATAGACCTGAAGATGTTAAGAAACTTCTATCACTTGAATTAACAGGGGTGTGGATTAATGAAGCAAGAGAAATACCAAAATCTATTATTGATGCTTGTACTATGCGTGTCGGTCGTTTCCCTTCAATGCGTGATGGAGGCCCTTCTTGGACAGGTGTAATCGCAGATACTAATGCTCCAGAGGAAGATCACTGGTGGCCTATTATGTCAGGCGAAGTTCCTATTCCAGACCATATTCCTAGAGAGCAAGCTAAGATGTTAGTGAGGCCAGACAACTGGTCTTTCTTTACGCAACCTTCTGGAATGGTTGAAAAGAAAAATGAAGAAGGAGAGATTCTTGATTATATACCTAATAAGCAAGCTGAGAATTGTAAGAACATGCTTTCAAATTACTATTCCAATCTTATTAGAGGTAAGACAAAATCATGGATAGATGTATATGTGATGAATCGTTTAGGTCACATACAAGATGGAAAGCCAGTATACCCTATGTTTGCACCAGAAGTTCACATTGCAAAAGAAGAAATACCAGTGGCAGCCAACGTTCCTGTATATGTTGGCGTAGACTTTGGGTTAACACCAGCCGCAGTTCTTGGGCAGAAAGTACGAGGTCGATGGTATTTGCAATCAGAAATTGTAGCCGTAGACATGGGCATCGTTCGTTTTGCAGAAGTTCTTAGACAAGAATTATCTACAAGATTTGTTGCTGCTTCTGAAGTAATTATTTATGGCGATCCTTCTGGTGACTTTAGAGCGCAAACAGATGAATCTACTCCCTTTCATATTTTGCGCGGTGCTGGCTTGAGGGCGTTCCCAGCGCCTTCCAACTCTGTTGATCTTCGATTAGAATCGGTTTCCTCCCAATTGACGAAGATGGTCGATGGTAAGTCAGCACTTTTAATAGATAGGCGTTGTCCTCAACTCATTAAGGGTTTTGAGGGTGGTTATGCCTATAAGCGTATGGAAGTTTCTGGTGAAAGATACGCAGACAAACCAGATAAGAATATGTTTTCTCACGTTCACGATGCAGCTCAATACTTGTTTCTTGGCGCTGGGGAGGGTAGAGCTTTATTAAATACACAAAAACCAGCGAGAGTTGTTGTTGCTAGTCGCAACTTTGATGTGTTTAAGAAAAGTCCGAAGCAGCGCAAGCAAAGTGTTTGGGCTAGAATGTAGTTTGTGCATTGAGATTTATTTCTTTTTGTGCTTACGAAAGATAACACAAGGAGATAGTTATGTGTTTTGGTCCAAGTAGAGCAGAGAAGCAAACGGCTGTAACTCAACGCATGGAAGCTGATGAGTCTCAAAGACAAGAAGCTGAAAAACGAGCAATGCAAAAACGTGAAGATATTCAAGAAGCAGTAATGAAAAGAGGTTCCGCTAGAACCAGAAGGTCTTTATTTTCTGCTGGTCGTGGTGGATTTTTAGGTAGGTTTGACTAATGGATAAAATAGCCAGTCAATATATTCAAAGTTATAAGAAAGCTAAAGCCTTTCGTGAAAACTGGGTTCCTCTTTTTGAAGAGTGCTATGAGTATGCTTTACCTCAAAGAGAGTCATTTTATTATGAAGAGGCTGGTCAGCGTAGAGACGAAAAGATATTTGATGAAACTGCTGTTGTTGGCACTCAAGAGTTTGCAAGTCGTTTACAATCAGGTATTGTTCCAAACTTTGCTCGATGGGCAGACCTTACGGCAGGGAGTGAAATACCTGTAGATCAACGCGAAGAGGTTGATAATGTTCTTGATGAAGTTACTGATTATGTTTTTGAAGTCTTAAATAACTCTAATTTCAGTCAAGAGGTTCACGAATCCTTTATGGACTTGGCTGTTGGTACTGGCATTTTATGTGTTGAAGAAGGTGATTCACTCAATCCAATTACTTTTAGCGCAATTCCTTTACCACATGTCGTGCTTGATACTGGTCCTGATGATAGGATTGATCATGTTTACAGAGAGCGTAAAAAGGTAAAGTTTGATCATTTACCTATTATGTATCCTGATGGAAAGTTTGATCAGCGTGTTTTATCTCAAATGGGTGCTGATAAAGAAACTACAGTTCTTGAAGTTGTTTGCAGAGATTATTCCAAAAAGAACCAAGAGGCTTACTTACATTATGCAATATGTTTAACGACAAAGACTTTGCTACATTCAAAAGAGCTTTCTGGCATTGGGTCAAATCCTTTTATTTGCTTTCGTTGGAACAAATGTGCTGGTGAGATATATGGTCGAGGCCCATTATTAAATGCTTTGTCTGCAATCAAAACAACAAACCTAACTATAGAATTAATTTTAGAAAATGCTCAGATGTCTATATCTGGGATATATCAGATGGAAGATGATGGCGTTGTAAATCCTGATACAATTAATCTCGTTCCGGGGAGTATAATTCCAAAAGCTATGGGGTCTGCTGGTTTGCAACCAATTCAAGCTGCTGGTCGCTTTGATGTAGCTCAACTTGTTTTAAGTGATATGCGTTTGAATATTAAACGTGCATTATACAATGATATGCTTGGAAATCCTGATCGAACACCTGCAACGGCAACAGAAGTTGCTGAACGTATGGCTGACTTATCTAGGAGAATGGGCGCTGCATTTGGTAGATTACAAGCAGAACTTGTACAACCTGTACTTCAACGTGTAATTTACATTTTGAAAAAACAAGGTCGCATAGAGGTTCCTACAGTAAACGGAAGAGAAGTTAAGGTTAGATCAATATCTCCATTAGCACAAGCTCAAGCTAATCAAGATATATCTAGTGTCGCAAGGTTCTTAGAGCTTACAGGTTCTACCTTTGGTCCAGAGACTTTGCAGCTTTTAATTGACTCAGAACAAACAGCAATTTTCCTTGCTAAAAAATTTGGTGTGCCAGAAAGCTTGATTCGTGATGAAGAACAGCGTAGACAAATAGCTGCAATAGCGCAGCAAATAGCACAGCAACAAGGAGTACCGATTGAGCAAGAAGAATGAGAGCGCATCTAATATTGGCATTGATGGCTTTAAAAGGTCATTTGATTCTGATTTAGAAGTTAGCCAAGTATTGGCTGAAACGTTTAAAACTCCGTCAGGAGAAGCAACACTTAAATATTTAAAATCAATAACAATAGATATGATACATGGGGCGGCAACATCTAATGATGAACTTCGTCATCATGAGGGTCAAAGATTTATTGTAGGTTTAATACAAGCGAGAATACAACATGCAGCAAGGAACAGAGCAAGTGAGTGAAACAGCAGTTGAGGCGGCAGAAGCTGATGGTCGTGATTTTGTAACTCAAGAAGATGTTGAAAAAGTATCTGAAACATCTGATAGACCTGAGTGGCTTCCTGAGAAATATAACACTGGTGAAGATTTAGCTAAAGCTTATAAAGAGCTTGAGTCTAAGCTTGGCAGTCGAGAAGAAGATATTAAGAATAAACTAATGGAAGAAATACAATCTGAAGCTTTTAGCGATAGGCCAGAAAAAGCTGGGGATTATCAGTTACCAGAAATAATTGACGAGGAAATGGCTGTTGATAATGATTTACTTCAGTGGTGGTCGGATCATTCTTTTGAAA